CCTACTACCCACGCTACATAAGATGTAGAGTCTATATCAAGTCCTGTAATAGGATCTTGTATAGAGAAAGTGTCTGCTGTTAGAACAGTAACCAAATAGCGATTTCCGTCCAACTCGTCCATACCACGAACTGTAGGCATATCAGAGCCTAAGTCTGTTATATGTACTTGCATCCCAGTAGTTAAACCATGAGCTACCGCTGTGATAACGCAAGGATCTGCTTGTGTAATGCCTGTTATAGTAGTTCTAGTTGCTGTTACTCCACCTGATGTATTCGCTGCTGTAAAACAGTTTGTTGCTGTATCTAAGAAGTTAAAAGAAGCTCCTGCTGAAGAATCTATAACTTGTTGTTGATAAGCATGCGCTGCTGTAGTAAGCCCTTTTATATATAATGAAATAGGCAGTCCCCCAGCTGTACCAGTCCAGTCGGATAGGTTATATACTTCAACAATATCGGCATCAAAGCCTAATGTTAAAGAATATTCAGCCCCACCTGAAACTAGTTTAAAACCTTCGGTCATAGTTTGACCTTTAAATAAATCTGACATAACGCCTCCTTAAGCTTTTGTAGATAGTAATGTTACAATATGACTATCATCAAGAATTGCAGCGTTGAAATATGCTGTAAATCCCATTGATTGGAATCTATTTAAATAATCATTGAATCCTAATGGCTTCATAATCATTTCTGTAGATACTTCATCAAGTGTTACATACCCATAAGCATTAGCACCTAACATAGTGTTATAATATACCGGGGTTGCATCATCTGTTACTGTACATAGTGTAGAAGTAACAACTCTAACCTCATCTAAAGCACCAAGCTCTTCTTGAAGAACAGTGTTTTGACTACCATAGTTGGATGTAGGTTCAAAAGAAGGAAGTCTTTTAATGTCAGGTTTTATTTTTACATGAGAAGTCATCCAGTAGGATGCAGATATAGGACCGGTACCAAATTGGTTAGATCCTTCTATTGTAGGAGTAACCTTAAGAGTGTTGTTTTCGTCAAGATAAGCAATAGCTCTATCTTTATCAGTCTCTGTTATCTCTGTGATAGCATTTCCGTTAGTACCGTTAAGGCAAGAGATTTGAGGGACTGAAGAAGCCCAAACATCTCTAGTAACTTTATCTAACATAGTGTGCATACATTGAGATAAGTTATCAGCTGTTTCTGCTGCTGTGTCATCCTCTACAGTAAGAAGAACTTTTCTAGATAGAAGAATTACTTTTCCAAACTCTTGAACTGAAACGCTAACATCATATTTATTGATAGCTTCTGGTGAAGGGTCTGAATCTTCAGAAAGAACTACAGGATCAGAATTTATATTTTCTTGTCTTCTGAAATCCATTGTAGAAGTGTTTTTTTGAGGTAGAACGAATTCTCTACCAAAAAGATTATGCACGAGTTTATCAGCTGATCTTACTAGTAAGGCTCTTTGCGCCCAACTATCAGCCATAGAACCGTAAGTATCTGTGGTTGTTACAGTCATTTTTTGTCTCCATAAAGAGACCTAATTACCTACGCCTTTTTACAGATTTACGCCATTCAAGATATTCTTTATCGCTCATTTGAGAGAAATTAAGTGTTTGGTTTATACCGGCTGCCTTAGGGACAGTTCCCGGACTTCCCGGAGCTTCCTTTTTAGGTTTAACCGCTTTCTCAATCACCGGTGGCTTAGGTGTTAACTTATCCATCAAGAACCAAGCCTCCTCATATCTATTTACAGCACCATCTATAGCAGATGATAGGTTAGGTCTTTGTTTTAAAAAATCAGTTAATTTCTCATTAACTAACTCAGCTAATTCTGGATTTTCCTTAATCCAAATAGATTCTTGAACCGCTCTAATAGTTTCAGCCTTAGTTTTATCTAAATCTACTCTAGCTTCCGCCTTAGTTATAGGTTCATATTGTGATTCGTCAACGTCTTGAGTTTTAGCTTTATTAAGTTCATTAAGATAATGGTCTTCATAAGCTTTAAGCCTCTGCTCAGTCTCTTGACGTTTCTTCCTTTCTTTCTGTAGGCTTGAAAGAGGAACTTGTTTCACTTGTTCTTCTTGTACTTGCTCTACAGCTTCATTAGTTTGTTCTTGAACTGGTTGCTCTACAACTTGTTCTTGAACTGGTTCATTAACAGTTTCGGTATCTGTCATATATTCTCCCGATTAAACATGAAATAGCCTTTCATGATGGCATACCGCCCTTTGCTTGAAGGTAGGCGACACCTTCTTTATTAAACTCAACCTTGAGTTTCTGTCCCTTATGTTTTGGAGCGACCATCCATAATAACTCACATATACTTCTTTGATTATTTACCCAAAAAACAAAGCTGTTTGAAATAAATGGAGGCAATTCGTCAGTAATTTTAGGGTAGTCCATGGTAAATTCCTCAGGATTAACAGAATTAAACTTAGCGTGTATCGTTAAAAAATACGATCCATGCTTCCTCTGATTATCCCTAACTGCTCTATCTACTAGTTCATCTATAGATTTTTTAAGCGATGTTTTCTCATCGATAAACTTTCTAGGTAGAATAAGACCAGTTGTCGGGCATTTTGCCATTTGACTACTCATCATTACATTCCGCTCTTGCCTCTGTTTGATTCCTTCTCAACATATGCTTGCTTCATCATTTTATTTGCTTTTACAGCGCTAGGATTAGATCCTGACATCTCAGAAGAAACTTTCTTCGGAGCTGGCATTGGGTTCTTTTTCGTAGAATAAAGCCCCTTTACGCTTGTTAATGATTTACCTTTCATAAACCCTCCATAGGTTGTTCAGGTTGTTGTGATTGTTGCTGAGGTTGTGTTGTAGCTTCCTTATACTCTGATTTAGCTTCTACTTCCTGTTCCTCAGCTTTCTCTTGCATATGAATTTGATTAATAAGCTCTAACGCTTGCACCAATCTATCCTCATGCAACTTTGATAACTCTACTATTGCCTTTGCTTTGTCTAGTTCTGCTTGGCTTAAGTTCTGTACTGACTCAGCTCTTCTTTCTTGTAGAAGTCCTATGTTACTTAACTTGCGACTTTCTCTTTCGTCTGCAAGTCCTAATTTCTCTTTTACCGTAGCATCTACTAATTCATTTTGTTTTCGTTGAGTCTCTTGAGCAGATTGTTGTTGTTGTTGCTCTTGCTTGGCTATAGCCTCTTGTAATTCTGTTGCATCGGATATAGGTAGATTCTTAATTATCTCACTCTGTGGAACATCAACAATCTGCTCACGCTTAAGATTAACAAGTTCGTAATAATAAGCATCTCTTTGGCTCTGTGATCTTATTCCCTCTTTAACTACAGCGTCATATTGTTCAAATTCTTGGTTATAGAATTGTTCTGTTGGGTCTTCTCCAAGTATTCTTTTAACCTTTCCAGCTGGATAGCTTGCTTGGATAGCCTGGAAAACTAAACCTCCTAAAACCTTTTGGGTAGTCTCGATGTTGTCAAATAGCTTTCTGTTAGATCATAAACCTTGTCCTATCCTTACTTGCGCAAGTCTTCCTGATATCTGAGTGTTTCCTTTCTCATCTACTCCCAAGACTGATTCATTAACATTAGCTAAGGTAAGGGTTAATTGATCTAATATACTTTGATACTCTATAAGAGTCGGATTAGTTCCCCCTCCTTGTAGCTGTTGAACGGAATCTAGCCCTTGAGGTGCTTTTGTTAGATCAGGTGAGACACCTATAATTTTATTCTGTCCTAATTGATGAAGGTCGTCAACATCGGGAACAGATCCAATTATATATTTATAGCCTGTTGATACATCGCTGTCCATCATGTCAACGATTTTCATGTGCCTTTTGTTGAATTGTCGTTGTGCTGAGTAAAGGGTACTTGGTATCCCTTGAAGCCTTAAAGATGAATCCAAGATAGAAGGCTCGAGGTATCCAACAATAGGAGCAAACGGATAAGCTTGGGTTATTCCTGTCTTATCCTCTCCGGAATATACCTTATGACCGTTTAGCATTATGTTTAGTTCCATGAAGTTTCTATTCACATCCATTATCTTTACAGGAGGAGGAAGTTGGCTTTTATCTATTCCTAACATATCGGCTTCTGACCTAAGCTTTTCTAGTCTGTTTATACCAAACTTAAGCTTGTCCAATTCTTCTTTAGGTAGGTCTGTTATGTCTCTGTTAAAAGAGTTTTCTTCGTCAACAAGAAACTTTCTTCTCTTAGAAACCCACTTATAGTATTGATCATACGCCATGACGTTACGGTTCTTTGAGAGTGTAGCAAAGTTAGGGTGAAACGATAAGAACTTCTCATCTTTAAATGACCCTTGAATATCATCAATAATCCTAGTGTCTACAAAGGGAAGTAAATGTTTTACTAGATTTCTGTTTAGCAAGTCTCTCAAAATAGCAAAAGAACAATCTTTTAGGTCTATCCTCTCAAAAGTAGGGTCTAGATAAAATGAATTGTAGGTTCTCTTGAAGAAAGATATATCTCCATTTATGAAATCTTTAGAGTAGTCCATTTGTAAGCCGCAAAGCGCTATCCCTGCTTTAAAACCCTCATCGCATGCGTCTAGAAGCGTTGAATATCCATCTCCTTTATCCCAAGTGTAATATGACAGCTTCGTAAACTGTTCAGCTGTAGCTTGATCGCTACCCTCTATAGGCTCAGCAATAACAGAATTTAGATTGTCTCTAAGATATCCAGAATAGAATTGCAAAGGTCGTCTCATTATATTGTATTCTATCGGCTCTCTACTTTCTTGCTTCAAACTCTTAAGCTTTTTATCTGTCCACGTAGAACCTGCAACAGCTCTACCACAAATATTCGCATTGGTTACGAAACCACCCCAATAATCATGAGCGTATCTGTAGTTTTCTTTGAATTCGCCTAGTGTCTCGTAATCTGTATCCATGACAACCTTTTCTTTAATAAACTTAATGTAAGCTATTTGTATTTATTTTCAAATTAAAACTTTATTTTTTAAAATTAAATCTTGTTTCTCCTTCTCTGGGTCGCTAATCTATGCTTTTCAAGGTCTCCTGAAACATTACCAACAGCTTCAATATGCTTAACTGCTTGCATGGCGTAAATAAAACTATCAGCATGATCCGAAAAACCCTTATTATCGTGATATGGCTTATCTATATACCTAGAGCCACTTTGCGACCACTCTTTACGATACTTAGAAATCATATTTACGTAATCCCTCATCTTTTTCATAGAGAAAACACATCTTAAAAAC